CACTTCATATCAGGAGTTACTCGTTTCTGCTCTAACGCCTTGATGGCCCACTGGGACTCCAATTGAAGTTTCTCCGATATTAGTTTTTGTAACATCGTTGACCTCCTCTATCGTAACATAATGACGATTTGGATCATAAAAACCCTCATCTCTTGGTTTTATTTGACCCTGGAACCCAAGCTTAAAAAACTCTACATAAGCTCCAAATTCGTCATAAGCTTTGACATTTTCCTCGTAATACTGGTTTTTCCACCTAATTTGTATACGATATGTCTTCATGTATCGAGATTAATGTAAATGGGAGATAAAGTCAACTACTATGCTGGATTTCCCTGAGGTTTTGGTTTAGGAATTATTATTTCCTCTTCAGGTAACATTTTACATTCAAATTTTACAACTATTTTATGTGTTTCCATGTATTCTCTTTCAAAATCTTCTAATTGTGCAAGGTTTCTGTAGGTTTTTTGAGCTACAGCGTAACCTGCATCAATACAATCATAGTGATTTGAAAATTGATAACCCGCAACAGTGCTTGATGGACACTGGCCATTTAACATACTGCACATGTACAGAATTAAAATATATTTCATTATTTACATTACGAATAATTTTATAACTTGACAATGGTGTAGTCAATACTATATTCATGGGACATGAAGAAATTGGTAGCTGAACAATCTATTGTGAACGATAGTATAAAAACGACGGACCACGGATCAAGGTTAAATATTATGGACGCTGATATAACAAGATTCTCTGTTGAACTTAATAAAACCACTAAACAAATAAAAATGTTTGTAGACTCAAAGGAAGAATTTACAATGACAATGGATGATCACACACGATTAGAAAAAATATTTAATACAGTTTTGAATACTGTAAAACAAAAATTAACATTTTGGAAATCAAATTAATGGTTACTAATTGGTCTCAGTTAAACGATAAGGTTAAAAGTTGTATAAAACTTGTAAAGGATGCCGAAAGTCCTGATGAAAAATTTATTGACTTAGCATCTGAGGCTATGTCAAAGATAACTTTAAAAATAGGAGATAAGGGTATTATGTTATTCGATAAAGACTTAGCTAGAGAGATAATAAATGCCGAAATTAAAAAATGAAAGCTATATTGATTTTAGTCGTCTTATTTGTTTTGTTATGGCTATCTTTTCCGCGCACGATTTCCTTCTTCATTTTAATGATGCTGATAGGATTAACATGAGTTTAGGTAAAGGTGTAGACGAAAACAATCCTGTAGTCAAATGGGTAAAACATTTAATGGATAAATATGACGTTAATGATTTAATTGACGAACATATTATTGGAGAAGAGGCCCCCGCAGACAATAAAGAATGTCAACAAAGATTAATAAATTTTTTTACAGCTTTTGAAAAAGAAACTGGGTACAAGCCAGAAGAAGCTATTAGAGATATACGTAAATTTATGAATTAACAAAGGAGAGAAAATGAGTCGAGCAAAAACTAAAAAAGTGGTAATACAAATTGAAGATTGGATAGATAAAGTTGAGGCGTGGGAAGAAGATATTATGATGTTTTTTAATTACGGTAAAGACCTATTAGGTTTTTTAAAGCAACAACATCCAGAAAGTGTTGAAGCTTTTATGAAGTCTAAAAAAACTCTTACTGGTAAATTAGAAAAATCTTTGTCCTATCCATCTATGTTAAGTGTTACAGATGGAGAATATTTTAAAGAACAATTGGAAAAAGAAAAAAAAGAGGCTGAGATTAATTTTTTAAAAAAATTTACAGAAAAACCAAACGAATATACAGAAGCGCAAAATGGTTGATCAAACTTTAGATGAAGTTAGGGTTGTGCAAGAGATAAACAAAGGTAAAAGACATGCTGAGTTGAGAAAAAATTATCAAAATAAAATTACAAAACACATTGAAAGTTGTTCTGTTAAAAGTCTTGAAAAAATTGTAACACTAATTAATAAGGAGGAAAATAACTATGAACATAATGAGACATAAATCTGTTGCAGTCCGCAAACCCGATTACGATATTCTTAAGGGTTTATGTGGGAAAGAACATAGAGGGCCCAGCCAATATATATCTTTATTAATTAAAAAAGAGGTTGAACGTAGGGCTAAAGACCGAAAAATGACCCCAGACGCATATGCCAAGAAGATCTTATCTGAAACAAAATAGCCCTTGAAATACTACATTTTTAGGAGTATAAGCAAGGGCAGTTGCATCGACAACTTAAAAAACGAATAATTTTCTTTTATCTTTTTACATTTTTTAGAATCAATCATTAACTTAGGAGTATTTGTGGCAGAGCTAGATAACGCTGTTAAACTTATTGCATCTCGTACTAATAGAGATGAGTTTAACAAAATTAAATCTGTAATGTATGGATTATTTTGCGGAGCTAGTTTTGGATTTGATGATAGTGGTATAGCCTTCAAAGTCCATCTTGATCAGATCCGTAAAAATACACACAAGGAGAAACTTAATGCTAGTGTTTTACACTTAGTCAATAAGTGATTTAAATGAGGGCTGGGGTGGCCTCTCTTTTGTCATCTTTCAGAGCTACCATTCTGAATACCCATCTCCAGCTCTCGTTTAATTCAACCATGTTTGAGGAGGAGCTAAAAACAGGATATGAGTCTCAAAAAATATTACCAGAGCAAAAATTATGGAGGGCTGTTCTGCAGCGTGCTTTTGAAGACGTTATATATCCTGGTATGGAAAGACCGTTGGTGGTACAAAAATATAAGGCACACGGTTGGTTCTCTGATGGGGGTGGTGATTTTATCACTGTCTGCTCTTTGGCTGGGTTTGATTACTCTTACGTTTACGATGTTTACCAACGAATGGTAAATAATGAACAAGTTTATTTCTCCAACGAACAAATCCAATACATTAATTGGAGAAAAGAATATAATAGAAAAAGAAAAATACAATTTTAATCTTAAGTTAAATATAGTTAAACGGTCCGTTAAGAGATGCAGTAAGTGTGGTGTTGAACAAAGTCTTAATGAATTTTACTTCAAAGCTGGTAAAAGACGACTCCAGGCGGAGTGTCGGACTTGTTTAAATGGAAGTAGAATTAAAAAACATTCTTCAAGTCCAGCAGAATACATTGATTATTTAACAAAAAATTTAAGAAATAATAGTGTGCATAAAAAACGTAAGGAGTCAAAACTTCAACGTCATGAGTTTTTAGAAATATTTAAGAAACAATTTGACAGATTTGGTGTTCTTTGTCCGTATTCTGGGCTTAAAATGACATGGGAGCTTGGGAATGGTAGACCGATAGAGACTAATATAAGCATCGATAGATTCGACTCTACGAGGCCCTATGAGCGAGGAAACATTATTTTTTGTTGTTGGTTCGTAAACCGTATGAAATATGATTACACTGACTTAGAATTTATTGGTGCTTGTGAGCATATTGCTAATAATAAAGATAGGTTTAAAGAGGTCAGAGAGTTTTTGAGGAAGGAGCCCAATGGTAAGAATGAGAAATAAATGTTCATTAGGCTCCCTCGATGCATGAACAGCTAAGTTTTACCCATATGCTACCTCCATGTCAATACCTTACCATGGATCACGGACGACGGCAAACTAAATAGTTTAGAACCATTCTAAATAGTAAAAAAATAGTGTCCTTGGACAGGAAATATTAAGTGTCCTTGGACAAATTCTGGATTCTTATAAGGTACAATGAGGTACGAGCATGTAGTAAGTAAAAAATAGTACCGAGTACACTGAAAACAGGAAAATAGACCATTATTGTTGTATATCAACGTTTATTCTTTCAGTATAGTACCCTGAAAGTACACTGAATTTCAGTCTACTATACATAGCTCTACTGGTTAGGTGACCTTTTTTATGGTAAGACTATATTTTTAGTTTAAAATATCTATGTAGAGCTGAGAATTTATGAATACTGTTGGAGCATTAAAAAAACGATTAAAAGGAGCGGAATATCTAACTCCGAAGCAAAGAACATTTGCTGAGTATTATGTTTCTAAATATCCAGATGTTACAAAAAAGGAAGCAGCGAAAGCAGCTGGTTATGCTGATAAAATATGTGAAAAAACAGGAAGTTTATTAACTAACCCTGATAAATATCCTCATGTTGTAGCTTATATTGAAAAACTACGAGACTCAGCTGCTAAAACTTATAAAGATCATTACAGACATTTAAGAAGATTAGACGATTTGTCAAAGAAAGCTGAAGACAAAGGTCAACTAGCGGCAGCCATAAATGCAGAGTTTAGATTAGGACAATCTGTTGGATTATATGTTGACAAAAAAGAGATTAAAGTTCAAGACCTATCAGCAATGTCAAAGGAGGAATTAATTAAACAGATAAATGAGCTACGTGATGAAATACCAAACAGCAAAATCCTTGAGATCGAAGCCGAAGAAGACTCAGTGGAAAACTGAAAAAGATTTTTGGAACGCATTCCATAAACATCATAACTCTCATTTAATCTCAACTAATGTAGGAGCTGTTAGTGTCAACACTAAAAAAGAAGATAAGAGTTAATTACGAAGATGTTAAAATTGATCTTGTTCAACCTGTTAATGATAACGACAATCATTGTTTTGGGGAGTACGATTCTGTAAAAAATCGCATTCAGTTAGACAAAACACAATCTTTAAGGTCACTTGCAAATTCACTATTACATGAAGTTTTACACGCTTCTGTTTATCATTCTGGTTTGAATTCTGAAGGCAATTGTCTAGCGTTAGAGAAGGATGAGGAGCTTGTAGTTAATAATTTGACTAACTCACTTTCACAAATTATTAGAGATAATAAATGGTTCTTACCTTACATTCAAAAACATATCAATTCAGGGGACAAAGTTCATGAAAAAACTAGAGTCAAAACTATATCTAGAAATAAAAAAAGCGTTACCAAACGTACACTTTCAAAGAATCGAAACAAACGTAGGTCTAGGAGTTCCAGACGTTAATGGGTGTTATAAAGGTATTGATTTTTGGTTAGAGCTAAAGGTAAGTTCTGGTACGAGGATTAATTTATCTAAATACCAAAAGTCGTGGATTATTAGGCGTGGACGTGCTGGTGGTAGAGTATTTATCTTGCAAAAGGCCCTCTTGGAGAGAGCTTTAAAACTGTACCAGTGGACATCGGCCATGGTTCGTGAGCCATCAACCCCCGTCCCGTTTGCCAAATTCCCGTTTCCCGTTGACTATAACAAACTATTAAAGGCCATCCTGCAGAGTCCTTCAGCGCAGCCAGGGACCGTGCAGCTGGATTCGTGATTTCCCGTCTCCCAACTCCCAATTCCCATTGTAAATTCAACATTCTTTGACCAGCGACCTTCATCAGGAGGCTGCTGCTGGTACGGCAGGACCGTTCTTCAGACGAAGCTGGTAAAATTAATCCTTGACATTAGCATGGGATAATATATATACGCACATGGTAGCTCAATAAATCTCAAACTTGTTAGCTCCTGTTTGCGTCCGTTGGGCTACCATCATCTTGGGGCGTAGAGAAAAAGCTTCCCACCGTAGTTTAAGGCTAGTCGCTCGGTGTTTATCGCGAAACCTATGATGCCCCATCTCCCACTTCCCATTTCCCACTGCAGAAACAAGAACTGTGGTCGACGAACTCTACATCAGGGGACTGAGTCGGTACCGCTGGTCCGCTGCTGATCGCAGGATAGAAAGGTAGTTCATTAGCACACACGCGCATGTATAAATTTTTTTTATTTAGGGGATTGACTTTTGTATATAAACATCTTATGTTCATGGGATAACCAAAGGAGA